ACTTCGTAAAAGGTATTGTTATACTTAGTAAAATATGTGGTAGACTCCGCAAAACGGTATTAAGGTACCTGCGAATGGCTGTGGTTAAGATAGAACCTACAAAGGAACACCCTGTTCCCTACGATACATCCGACGAAAAAACGGCTACGCTACTAGATGAAATGACGGTGGCGGGTAACACAGCCGAGTTGCAAGTCGAGATGGGTGCACCGCTTGAGGTGACTGAAGAAGATGCGGGGAGAGAGAAGGAACTACTCGAAGCTGTAGCCAAAGCCAGAAAGACTGATAATCTAAAACTCCCCAATACTGCCTTCGCAGCGGCGGCTTTCCTACGTACCTACGGTTCCCAACTTGCTATGGACGCGGCATCAGCACGCGCTGCCATAACTAACAAGCTAATGGAGATAGCTAACTGTGGTGATCCAAGGTTTGAGCTGAAGGCATTAGAGCTTCTTGGCAAGCATAGCGACATTGGCATTTTCACCGAGCGTAGCGAAGTAACAATAAACTATAAGAATCCTGACGAGCTAGAGAAGGAAATAAAAGAGCGCGTTAAGCGCCTGTTGAATGCGCAAGTGATTGACATAACTCCGCTGTCCTCAGCAATTGATGAACTGGAGCCTCTAACATTGGAAAGCGAAACAGACGACATTGATAGCGAAGAAGAATATTTAGACGAACCGAGTATAGGTCAAGTTTCGGAAGATGACGACGACCTCCCCGTTTGAAAACATATCCTTAAAGGATATACCGAAGGTACTACCACTGCTGTCCGAGGCAGAACAGCAGAAGCTGTTGGCAGAACTTGACCACCTAGAGAAGCTGAAGAAGCGGAAGTTGTCTAGGGAAAAGTTTTTGGCGTTTGTAAAAGAGGTGTGGCCGACGTTCATAGGGGGTAAACACCATGCGATTATGGCTGAGGCGTTTGAGCGAGTGGCTAGCGGTGAGTGTAAACGGCTTATTATTAATATGCCTCCTCGCCATACTAAGTCTGAGTTTGCTAGTTACCTACTGCCTGCTTGGTTTTTGGGTAAATTTCCCCACAAAAAGATCATTCAAACGTCGCATACAGCGGAGTTAGCCGTAGGTTTTGGTAGAAAAGTCAGGAACTTGGTGGATCAGGAGAACTACCACGACATTTTTCCCGACTTAACCTTGTCCGCAGACAGTAAAGCGGCTGGGCGATGGAACACCAGCAAGGGTGGTGACTATTTTGCGATAGGTGTAGGCGGTGCGGTTACTGGTAAAGGTGCGGATTTGCTCATAATTGACGACCCACACTCCGAGCAAGAGGCCGCGTTAGCTGAAACAAACCCTGACATCTACGATAAGACATACGAGTGGTACACATCTGGGCCTCGTCAGCGTCTACAACCGGGTGGGGCTATCGTCGTAGTCATGACCCGATGGTCATTGAGGGACTTAACGGCTAAAGTTCTTAAATCTAGTGCCGAGCGTGGGGGTGATGAGTGGGAAGTTATTGAATTTCCTGCAATTATGCCGTCTGGTAAGGCATTGTGGCCCCAGTTTTGGGAGTTATCAGAGCTAAAAGCGCTAAAAGAGGAGCTACCCAACTCAAAATGGATGGCTCAGTACCAGCAACAGCCCACATCTGAGACTTCGGCTATCGTGAAGCGTGATTGGTGGCAAGTATGGGAAGAAGAAGACCCGCCAAACTGTGATTACATACTAATGGCGTGGGATACGGCGTTTGAGAAGACATCAAGGGCTGACTATTCGGCTCTGACTACTTGGGGTGTTTTCTATAAAACTAATGATGCTGGGGTTCAGCAGGCAAATATTATACTTTTGAACGCTTATCGTGAGAGAATGGAGTTCCCTACGCTTAAACGAGTAGCTATAGAGCAGTATCAAGACTGGGAACCTGATTCTATAATAATTGAAAAGAAGGCATCAGGTGCGCCGCTGATATACGAGATGCGTGCGATGGGTATACCGGTTCAAGAGTTTACGCCAAGCAGAGGGAATGACAAGATTACACGACTTAACTCTGTGTCTGACTTGTTTGCGTCTGGAATTGTATGGGCGCCAAACCGGTCTTGGGCCGAAGAGGTCATTGATGAGGTTGCAAGTTTTCCTGCGGGAGAGCATGACGACTACGTCGACTCTGTTTCGCTTGCGTTGATGCGGTTCCGTAAGGGTGGGTTTATTAGATTACCAAGTGACGAAGCGGATGAGATACGCTACTTCAAACAAAGGCACGGCGGGTACTATTGAGGAATAAATAATGGCTATTGAACGAAGCGTATACCAATCACCCGAAGGGATTGAAGGAATGATGGAAGACTCCGAGATGGAGATAACCATCGTTGACCCAGAGATGGTAACTCTGGACGACGGCAGTGTGGAGATAACACTGGTACCGGAATCCGGCTTGGAAGAGCTTATGGGGGCGCCGTTCGACGCAAACTTGGCGGACTACCTTGATGATGATGTCCTTACCTCGTTATCCAATGATCTGCTTGGTGAAGTAGACGCTGATATTAATAGTCGTAGCGAATGGGCTGATACGTTTGTCAAAGGTCTGGAAGTCCTCGGGCTGAAGTACGAAGAGCGTACTGAACCTTGGGATGATGCTTGCGGGGTATACAGTAGCGTGCTGGCTGAAGCCGCTATACGGTTCCAAGCAGAAGCCATGAGTGAGACTTTCCCTGCTTCTGGCCCGGTAAAGACCAAGATTATTGGTGAGGTCACTCAAGACAAGGAAGAGGCCGCTGAGCGTGTTCGTACTGATATGAACTACGAGCTTACGGAGGTCATGTCCGAATACAGGCCGGAGCATGAACGGCTTCTTTACAGCCTCGGGCTTGGCGGTTCAGCGTTCAAAAAGGTGTATTTTGACCCTAATTTGGCCCGTCAGGTAGCCATTTATATCCCTGCTGAAGACGTTATTGTTCCTTACGGCGCCACTAATATAGAGAGCGCCGAGCGTGTTACGCACATAATGCGTAAAACAAAGAACGAGATGGACAAGTTGCAGGCATCTGGGTTCTATAGGGATGTCAAACTGGGTGAGCCGCAGTCGTTTTTTACAGACATTGAAGAGAAGAAGGCCGAAGAAAACGGGTTTAGCCTGACAGCAGACTCTCGTTACAGCTTATATGAGATACACGCCGAGCTGGTTATTGATGGACTGGAGGATGACGGCGAGGGTCTCGCCAAACCGTACGTTATTACCATTGAGCGCGGTACCGGTAAGGTGCTGGGCGTGCGCCGTAATTGGAACCCTGAAGACCCGTTGGCACTAAAACGCCAACACTTTGTACATTACGTATACGTACCCGGGTTTGGATTCTATGGTCTTGGACTTATTCATATTATCGGCGGTTACGCACGTGCTGGTACCTCACTCATTCGCCAGTTAGTTGACGCTGGCACACTGTCTAACCTCCCCGGCGGCTTGAAATCTCGTGGTTTGCGTGTGAAAGGGGACGATACCCCCATCGCGCCGGGTGAGTTCCGTGATGTTGATGTACCTAGCGGGTCTATCCGCGACAACATCATGCCGATGCCATATAAAGAGCCTTCACAGACCCTACTGGCGTTGTTGAACCGCATCACTGATGAAGGCCGTCGTCTGGGAGCTATCTCGGACATGAATGTCAGTGACATGAGTGCCAACGCGCCAGTGGGGACCACCCTCGCTCTTCTGGAACGTACGCTTAAACCTATGGCGGCAGTGCAGGCTAGGGTTCACTATGCTATGAAACAGGAGTTCAAACTCCTGCGGGCCATTATTGCGGAGCACGCTCCTGATGAATATGGGTACGTGCCAGACCGCGCTGAACCTCGCGCCAGATACCTTGATTATGCCACCACTGAAGTAATCCCCGTATCCGACCCCAACAACACCACGATGGCACAACGCGTTGTGCAGTATCAGTCCGCACTGCAAATGTCACAGCAGGCCCCGCAGATTTATGATTTGCCGGAGCTTCACAGGCAGATGTTGGACGTTCTTGGTATTAAGAACGCGGATAAGATCATCCCGATGGAAGAAGATATGCTGCCCAAAGACCCGGTCAGCGAGAACATGGGTGCCTTGCAGGGAGAACCCATGAAGGCGTTTATCTATCAGGACCATCAGGCCCACATTGCTACCCATCAGTCGTTCATGCAAGACCCTCAGATTGCGGCTATGATAGGGCAAAACCCCGCCGCTCAGCAGATTATGGCGTCACTTCAGGCCCACATAGCAGAGCATACGGCGTTCGAGTACCGCCGTCAGATCGAAGAGAAACTTGGCGCACCCCTGCCACCACCCAATGAGAGACTGCCAGAGGACATTGAGGTACTGCTGTCCCAGACCATGGCGCAGGCCGGTAGCCAGCTTACTCAGCAGAAACAAGCACAGGCGGCCCAGCAGGCCGCTATGCAACAGGCGCAAGACCCTGTAATGCAGATGAGGGAACGCGAGCTTCAGGTTAAAGAGCGCGAGCAGATGCGCAAAGAGAAGAAAGACCAAGCCGACACTATGCTGGAAGCAGAAAAACTCAATGTCAATAAGAAAAACGCTGAGACAAGAGACATGTTGGAGGCGGCGCGTATCACCCAGCAGGGCGAGCAGGCCGCAACAAAACAGAACATAGACAAGGCTAAAGTGTTACTTGACGCGGCGAAAGACGGCGAAGCGCAGTAGCGCGTAACCGGCGCTAACAGGGTAGCTGTATGGTGGCGCCTAGGCAGAAAAAGTGTAAAAGGTGTGGGGAAGTAAAGCCAGCAGAGGACTTCCCACCTAGGACTCATACGTGCACTAGCTGTAAAACTGTTAAGCACCGCAGGACGGTATCAACTGACCATGTGCAGTACTTATATGGGCTGTACTCGCAGTGTAAGTATTCGCATACCAACAGGAAGCAGACAGGGCACACTCAAGCCGAGTTCAAGCTGGAGAAAGAGGACTTGGTGGATATATGGAAGGAGCAGAATGGGCGTTGTGCCTTATCTGGTGTAGTCCTCACCCACCACAAGGACGGTAGTGGACGCAAGGATTTCAACGCTAGTATAGATAGAATTGTACCTTACGAACCATACATAAAGGACAACGTGCAGTTAGTGGCATACAGAGTGAACTTGATGAAACACGAGCTTACTGAAGACTTGTTCTACTGGTGGGTAAGGACACTGCTAGACAATATAAACGGTGATAATAATGCCTAAAACCGTCTTTGACGTGCTAAAAGATAAACTACAGGAGTCTATTGACTCTTGCGAAGAATCATTGGTGTCTGGGTCAGCAAAAGACTACGCCCAGTACCGTGAGATTTGCGGGGTGATCCGAGGTCTAACCACCGCAATACGAGAAGTAGAAGACCTATCGCGCAATTATATGGACGATGACGATGACTGAACTAACTGCGTTAGAGCAAAAACGCAAGCAAAAGATAGAAACTGAGGAAAAACAAGAAGTTGTGTTGGAGGCGCAGATACCAAAACCTGTCGGCTACCACATACTTATTGCTATGCCCAGTATTGACGATACTTTTGGGGGCAGCGGCATAGTAAAAGCCGAGCAGACCCTGCGTGAAGAGCACATCCTGTCTATGGTGGGAGTGGTTCTTGACATGGGCGAGCAGGCGTATAGCGATGCTGACCGCTTTCCAACTGGTCCGTGGTGTAAACAGGGCGATTATGTGATGTTTCGCTCTAATAGCGGCACCCGGTTTAAGGTTGGAAAACAAGAGTACCGTTTAATCAACGACGATACAGTGGAAGCTGTCGTCCAAGACCCGAGCAAAATAACTCGTGCGTAAGGAGTAAATTATGGCTATGCAGCAAGTAGGATTTGAGTTTCCGGATGAAAAAGCGGAAAACTTAACTGAAGTAGAAATTAACGTAGACGACGAGTCCAGCACCGAAATAGAGGTTGAACCCGCCGTTGGCCGTGAAAACATACAGCAAAAACCAAAATCTGTTAAAAATCAAACAGATATAAAAAGTGTTAAAGCCGGAGACGTTGAAATTGAAGTTGAAGACGATACCCCAGCCGAAGATAGGGGTAGAACTCCGTCTGAACCGCCTTCAGAAGTTACTGACGACGAGTTAGTAAACTACTCTGAAAAGGTTAAAAAACGCATTCAGCACTTTAGTAAGGGCTACCACGACGAGCGTAGGGCTAAAGAACAGGCGCTCCGCGAGCGTGAGGCCGTAGAATCCTACGCTAAACAACTGATTGAAGAGAACAACCGGTTGAAGCATGACGGGATAAAAAGTCAGAATGCTTTGATTGAGTCAGCTACAAGGCAGGTAGAAGCTGAAGTCATGGCTGCTAAACGTGCTTATAAAGATGCGTACGAGCGTGGCGAGTCCGATGCTATTTTGGAAGCTCAGCAGCAGTTGAATAACGCACAAATACGCTTGGACAGGGTTTCTAGTTTTAAGCCTGCAAAAGAAACTCCTTTACAATCATATACTAATACGGTACAACGGCAAGTAGAGGCACCCCAAGAACAACAAGTTGTTAGGGATGTCAAGGCTGAAACATGGCGCGAAGATAACCCATGGTTTGGTTCTGACGACGAAATGACCGCGTTCGCACTGGGGTACCACAGTAAATTAGTCAAGGAGGGGGTAGACCCCCAATCTGACGACTACTACGAGAAGATAAATTCTCGTATGCGGAAAGTATTCCCGGATCAGTTTGATGACGGGATAGATGAACCAGAGGAACCAAAAAAGAAGTCTAGCAATGTGGTTGCCCCCGCTACGCGGAGCACTTCACCTAATAAGGTGAGATTAACTCAATCACAAATTGCTATAGCGAAACGTCTTAACGTACCTTTGGATGTATACGCCAAACAGGTTGCAAACTTACAGAGGAATACATAATGGCTGAGAACAGAATAGAACGAGCACACACTACACGTGAAAAAACTGTCCGTAAGCGTGCGTGGCGCAGGCCAGAAGTACTGCCTACTCCCGACCCAAAAGACGGTTACTCGTTTCACTGGGTACGTGTAACGACCCGTGGCAACCCTGATCCAACCAATGTAACCTCCAAACTACGTGAAGGCTGGGAGCCGGTTAGAGCTTCGGATCACCCCGAGATTGAACTTGCTGTCGTTGAAAACGAACGGTTTAAGGATAATATCGTTATCGGTGGTTTGATGCTTTGCAAGGCCCCACAAGAACTTGTCGAGGATCGTACTGATTATTATCAGGAGCAATCCGCTAGTCAGATGCGGTCTGTAGACAATAACTTGATGCGTGAGAGTGACCCGAGAATGCCTATCTTCAACGACCGGCGTTCGAAAGTTACTTTCGGAAAAGGTTAATCTAAGGAGTCTATCATGGCATCTTCCGCTACACCGTACGGGCTGAAGCCCGTTAAGCGGGCTGATGGCTTACCCTACTCGGGCGCCGTCACCCACTACAAAATTGACCCTGCTGGGGTCGCCAATAACATCTTCAATGGTTCGATTGTACAGCTCACTGCGGCTGGTTATATCGAACTTGCTGATGGTACTGGTAAAGACATTACAACCAATAACTTTGGTGGTTCTTCTATCGGAGCCGCTGGCGTATTTGTTGGTTGTGAATACGTAAACGATCAGGGTCAGACAGTACACTCTCAGTACTACCCTTCTGGCGCAGTGAATGCAGTAGCTTACGTCGTTGACGATCCTAACGTACTGTTTCAGGCGCAGCTTGACGGTGTTAGTGGTCAGGACGATCTTGGCACTATTACCGGCTTCCCCGCCGCTCAGAACGCCCTTACTTCAGGCGATACCGCTACCGGTAACTCTACTATGGCACTTGATGCTACAGTACAGACTACCGTTGGTGGCTTGTTGATTATGGGCTTCGTATCAGCTACTGATGATACGTACCCGGACGTTCTGGTTAAATTCACCACTGGCGCTCATCGTGTCACGATGAACACTGGCGTTTAAGGAGTACTGACACATGGCTATTTCAAGAGCACAACTGCTTAAGGAACTCCTGCCGGGGCTTAACGCCTTATTTGGTATGGAGTATGCTAAATACGGGGAAGAACACGCAGAGATTTACGAAACTGAATCTTCTGACCGTTCTTTCGAAGAAGAAACTAAGTTGTCTGGCTTTGGTGCCGCCCCCGTCAAGGACGAGGGTTCTGCCATTTCCTACGACAACGCGCAGGAAGCGTGGACTGCACGGTATAACCACGAGACCATTGCTATGGGCTTTTCAATCACTGAAGAAGCGATTGAAGACAACCTGTACGATTCTCTGTCCTCTCGTTATACCAAGGCACTGGCTCGCGCCATGGCTTACACCAAGCAGGTTAAAGCCGCAGCTATCCTGAACAACGCGTTTGACAGCAGCTACACCTACGGTGACGGTAAGGAGCTTTGTGCTACTGACCACCCGCTGGTGAGTGGTGGCACCAACTCTAACGAGCTGGCCACTCCTGCCGACCTGAACGAGACCTCTCTGGAGGCCGCAATCATTCAGATCGCTGGTTGGACTGACGAGCGTGGTCTGTTGATCGCCGCTAAGCCAAGCAAATTGGTTGTTCCGCCCGATCTTCAGTTTGTTGCTGATCGTCTGATGGAGACCGAAGGTCGTGTTGGTACCGCTGATAACGACATCAACGCTCTCCGCAACATGGGCGCCATCCCCGGTGGTTACACTGTCAATCACTACCTGACAGACACCAACGCATGGTTCCTGCTGACCGACATCCCGAATGGTCTGAAGCACTTCGTCCGTACACCGATGAGTACTTCTATGGATGCCGACTTTGATACTGGAAACAGCCGCTACAAGGCTCGTGAAAGGTACTCTTTCGGCGTATCCGACCCGCTGGGTATTTTCGGAAGCGCAGGCGCCTAACGGCGCTACGAGGAGGGGGCACTTGTTGCCCCCTTTCTTTTGATATACACTAAATAGACTCAGGGCATCAATTAGTTTCGTAGACAGGTATTTGCCCTCCTGACGTTGCACAGACTACGGAACAAACCCTTGTGCAAGAGGTATATAAAATGGCTTCCACCACTTTTTCTGGTCCG